TTGTTATGGCCCGATTGGATTACGCGAAGGATACCGCGGAGTTGAACAAGGAGAGTTGATTATGGCAAAAAAGAACACCGCCGCCAGTAAACCCAAATCCCGCGCGTCCTCGCAAAAAAGTTCCGGCTTCCTTCCGCCGTCCGTCGCTCAGAAGATTTCCGTGCCGGTAAAACAGATTGCGCCACCGAAATCCGCACCGAAAGGCGGACGCTCAGTTGCCGTTGCGAGGTGGGTGGGAACGGGACAGCTGGCGCTAAGATGCGGGCTTACCAGCCAGACGATTCGCAACGACATCGAGCGCGGAAAAATTATCGCGCATCAAACCGGTTCCGGCAGGTACGTCATTTCCCGCGAGGAGGTGGAGCGATACCTAATCGAAAACGGCTTCGCTTCCAACTCCTCCAATTAATCCAAATTTCCAATCAAGGTTAATCATTCACGAAAAAATCTCGTAAACGCAAAAAGCGCAAAAAGCGCAAAAAGCGCAAAAAATGCAAAAAGCGCAAAGTCCCTCGAACTCAGGGCGGTTTATAAAATAGTCGATGATTAGTTATTGTGATTTTGAAAAAAGAAAAGAAACGGGGCGCGACGCCGTAACCGTCATGACTAACGGTTGCGCGGCGCCCTCCGGCGCGACGCAGATTTGCGACCCGCGCAAAAATCCCCCCTTGGTCGGCCCGCTGGTGACCGTTGATTCGGAAGCCAAGGCCGACTCCCTCCTAACTACCTCCCAAACCTTTTCCCCCCGCCTGCCGGAAGGCCTTCTTCCGGCAGGCCCCTCCTTTTTTTTGATAGGAAATAATTAAATGGACAACGAGACGCGCGATTATTTGGAAGACCATTTCAAGACGATTTACGAACGGCAGGACTCGCTGAAGGACACGTTCAACGACGTGCGCCTGCATCTCACCTCCAAGATTACCAAACAAGAAGAGCAGATATCGCAACACGAAAAGGACATCGGCCTAATCCAATCACGGAGCTGGCAACTCCTCGCCGGAATCGTGGCGTCGGCTGTGAGCCTCGCGTGGCAAGGGCTGAACTCCCTGCTAGGAGGGAGACACTAATGGCCTCAAGAGATTTAAACGAATTGTCGGGGCCGGCCAGGGCAAAGGCCGAGGCGATGCTGAACGCCTGCAAGGCGGCGGGTGTCGACGTCTTGGTGACCTGCACCTATCGCTCGGACGCGGAGCAGGCCGCGCTGTACATCCAGGGACGCGCCCCGCTGGCGGTCGTCAACGACCTTCGCGCAAAGGTCGGCCTGTCGGCGATAGCGGAAGAGGAAAACGGAAGAAAGGTGACAAACGCCCGTCCGGGGCAATCCTTTCATGCAAGACGCATGGCGATTGACGTGGCGCCGATAATCGCCGGGAAGCCTGTCTGGAACCCGGAGCATCCCGTCTGGCAGACGGTGGGAAAAATCGGCAGGTCGTGCGGACTCGAATGGGGGGGCGACTGGACGCATTTCCGCGAATACCCCCACTTCCAAGATTCAATAGCGGAATTACCCGCATAAAACAATTATTTAAGGAGAAAGAAAATGGACTTCAAGAAATCACTTTTGGAAAACCCACAGACCACTCTCGCGGGCCTTTTCGCCGCGCTCGGCTACATATTGCCGATGTTCGGCGTGCCGCTTCCCGCCAACATTGCGAACGCGATAATCGCCCTCGGCGTGGCGCTGGTGGGCGTGTTCAGCCATGACGCGTCAAAAGCGGCGTAAGGCGGGGCGACATGCAAAATATAAATGCGGGCGAAAGCCCGCCCCAACTCCGCACCATCGCCGAGGCCAGGCGCCTACAGATGGGACGGCTGGATGAAATGCGCGAGGCGTTGATGAAGAAGGCGAAAGAAGGGGACGTGTCGGCGGTGAGCACGATAATAAAGTGCGACGACCAAGAAACAAAAATCCTGACCACCGACGACGGCGGAGGCAAACCCGTCAAATATGTTGTCCGTTGGCAGGGGGAGAAAGACGCGGAGTCGCCGCCCCAACCGGCACGACAAACAGAGTCTCAAGAGAAGGAATAGGACGCACGATGGAAATCTTTTGGCCGTACGAACCGCGCAAATTACAAGAGGCGTTTCACCGGAATGTGAAACGGTGGAACCTTGTGGTCTGCCACCGCCGGTTCGGAAAATCGGTGATGGGGATAAACCACCTGGTGTGGGCGGCGTTGGAGGACGGTTTGCCGAACCGACGCTTCGCATATCTCGCCCCCACATACAGGCAGGGAAAAACCATCGCGTGGGATTACCTCAAGCAATACTCGCGTGTCTTGCCCGAGCCGATCTTTATGGAGACCGAGCTAAGGGTGGATTTCCCGAACGGCTCCCGCATCCGCATTTTCGGGTGCGACAACCCGGACGCGTTGCGCGGGATATATCTGGACGGCGTGTTGATGGACGAGTACGACCTCATGCCCGAAAACATATACGGGGAGATTATCCGCCCCGCGTTGTCGGATCGCGAGGGGTTCGCGATATTCATGGGAACGCCGAAGGGGAGGCGCCAGATTTACGCGCTTTATCAGGCGCATAAAACCGACCCCGATTGGCGGGTGATTATTCACAAGGCGAGCGAGACGGGCGTCATTCCCCAATCCGAGTTGGAAGACGCTCGCAAGCATATGAGCCACGCGCAGTATCTTCAGGAGTTCGAGTGTTCGTTCGAGGCGTCCATGAACGGCGACATCTTCAAGCGCGAGCATTGGAGGTATTACTCGGAGCTTCCCCTCAAACAAAACCGGATGATTCATTCCTGGGACACGGCGTTTAAAACCGGCGAGGAGTCGGATTTCAGCGCGGGCGTTCAGGCGGTCGAATGCGACGCCGGAATATATATAACCGGCCTGTTCCGACGCCGCGTCGCCTTTCCGGAATTAAAACGGGCGGTGAAAATGCTGTACGACGCACAGCGGCCCGACGCGGTGCTTATAGAGGATAAGGCCAGCGGCCAGAGCCTCATACAGGAACTGAAAGGGGACGGCTCGCTCCCGGTTGTCGCCATAAGAGTTGATAGGGACAAAATCACCCGCGCCCACGCCGCCTCGCCGTTCGTGGAGGCGGGGAACGTCTACCTTCCCGAAAACGAGCCGTGGGTTTACGACTTCGTTGAGGAGTGCGCCGGATTCCCCAACGGGGCGCACGACGACCAGGTGGACGCGCTGACACAGCTTGTCAATTGGGCCAAAAAGAGAGCCGACGGCCCGACCGTCCGTGAAATCGACATGAGCGCGAAGCGGGACGGCGCGGAGGAGGAGGCGGACTGGTTCGGGGAAGACGATGAGGACTTTATGTTGAAAGGAGCGTTGGATGGGCGTCGTTGATTTTTTAAAATCCACTCTGGATAAAGTTCGATTCCGCGCGGCGTCCCGGCTGGCGCCGAACCTGTTCGTGGAAAACGCCACGCTCCCATGGGAGTCCGCCTTCCGCGCGATCTGGCCGGAGGACTTTCGGAAAAACGCGGCGGCCTACCGCGAGTGGGCGTACGTTTGCACAAGGGTCATCGCCGACGGCGTCTCTTCCGTCCCGCTACGGCTGTACGTGGCGAAACATTCCACAAGGAAGTCGGCGCTGGCCGGACGGCCGATAAGCAAATCCGTCGCCGACCGGCTGGAAAGAAAACCGGGTCTGGCGTTGAAAATCGCAAAGGCCGCCCAGGTGGAGGAACTGTTCGAGCATCCCTTTTTGGACCTGCTTCGCAACGTCAACCCGTTCTTCAACCGATTCGACCTGATAGACCACACGGTCATCAATCTGGAGCTGATGGGAAACGCATATTGGTACAAGCGAAAAAACGGACTGGGCGTCACGCAGGAACTCTGGAACGTCCCGGCGCAAAATATGTGGATAGTCCCGGACAAGGAGAAATTCATCAAAGGGTACGTCATGCAACGGTTCGGCTCCGGCGGCGCCTTCACCCAGCCGTTCGACGAGGGGGAGATTATCCACTTCAAATATATCGACCCGAACAACCTCTATTACGGCATCTCGCCGCTGTCGGCGATGGCGCAGGCATACAACACGCAGGAGAGCCTGAACAACTACACCAACGCCGCGTTCGCCAACATGGGAAGGCCGGAGGGGATGCTGACAACGGACGGCACGATAAGCGACGAGAACTTCGAGCGTTTGAAAAAACGCTTTCGACAGCAATACTCCGGCGCGCACAACGCGCTTAAGACGCTGGTGATGGATCAGGGCGTGAAATATATGCAGATGGCGTTCAAGCCGGTGGATATGGGGACGAAGGAAACCCGCCGCGACGTTCTCGAACGGATCGCGTCGGCTTTTCGCGTCCCGCTTGCGAAGCTGATAACCGAGAACGTGAACAGGTCAAACGCCGAGGCGGCGCAGGACGACTTCCTGCGCGACACGGTGACGCCGCGCCTTGCGCGGATCGAGGAAAAGATAAACGAAAAGCTCATGCCGGAATACGGCCCCGAATATTTTGTCGCCTTTGAAAACCCGCACCCCGAGGACCGCCTTGTCCGCGTCAACGAGCGAAGCCAAAACATAAGGGTCGGATACACGACGCGGAACGAGGAGCGCGCCGCGGACGGACTCCCGCCGTTGCCGTTCGGCGGCGACTCGCTACCCGCGCTCGACGGCGCGGGGAACGGAGCGGTAAGCGACGGCGAGCCGAAACCAAATACACCTATTATCCAAATTGACGACAAGGAGTAAAAACGTATGGAAAAAACAATTGTCCGAAAAGGGTTCACCCCCCAAAAGGCGGAGACGAACGCCAAGGAGCGTTCCCGCGTGGTTCGCATCACGACCGGCGCGGTTGACCGCGACGGGGAACTGCTCAGGCCGGACGGCGGCAGGTTCGACCAGTTCCTCGCCAATCCGGTGGTGCTGTTCGCGCACGACTACCAGTCAATCCCGGTGGGGAAATGCGTCTCGCTAAAAACCGACGGCAAGGGCGTGGTCGCCAAAACGGTCTACAACAACACCCGGATGGCGAACGAGATATACCGGCTCGCCGCCGACGGATTTCCGCTTGCGGTGTCGGTCGGTTTTCTGCCGATTGAGTCCGTCTGTCGGGGCGACTCGGGTTTTCAATCCGAGCTGGACGACTGCCTGAAAAAAGGCTGGTTGAAAAAATCCGAGGCCGACCAGGTTAGGAGAATCTATTCGAGCTGGCTTTTGCTCGAATATTCGGACGTCCCGGTTCCCGCCAACCCGGAGGCGCTACAGCTGGCGATAAGCAAGGGGTGGGTGAGGCCCAAAAGCGGGCGTGTGCTCTCCTCCGAAAACCAAACCCACCTGGAGAAAGCGCTGGAGCATCACGCGAAATGCGCCGACAGGATTAAGGCGGTTTTGCAGAACAACGACGGGGACGACGACGAGGAAAACTCGGTCGAGGAATGGGGGGACGGAATTGGCAATACAACCCGTCCCGGAAATCCTCCGCAAGAGGGAAAGCTAGTGAACGCCGAGCAATTAAGGGGGATTCTCGCGGAGGCGATGACTGACGTCGTGGCAAAGCGCGTCAAAAAGGCCGGCGACGAGCTTCTAATCATGGTGGCGCGCGCCACCGGCAAACACATCGAATTGTAGGGGCGGGTTTCAAACCCGACCCTACCAACCCAAACACAATTTTGAAAGGAAAATAAATGGCTAAAGACAATTTGACGATGGAAACGGTCAAGGGGATACTCGAAGACCTGATGGCAAACCGCCTGCCGGAGACGGTGGCCAAACAGTTCGAGCCGCTGAAAAAACAGATGGGCGAATTTTTGAAGGCCGGCGGAAAGGGCGGCGCGCCGCTTAATCTCGGCGCGGGGGAGGACGCGGACAACACGGGTGATAACGGAGCTTATGCAAAGTCGGCGCAACCCAGACCGTTCAAGGGGCTTGGCGATTTCGCAAGGGCCGTCGCCGCCGCCGACAGCGGCAGGGTGGACAGGGGGCTGGGCGAGATAGCGACGAAAGCCCCGCTTGGCGCCACGGAAGGCGTCGGGGCCGACGGCGGGTTTCTCGTCCAGCAGGACATTGCCGGCGAGATATTCACCCGCATAAACTCGACCGGAATCCTGCTCAACGGCACGGGCATAAAGAGGTTGCCGATCAGCGCCAACTCAAACGGACTGTCCATTCCGGCAATCGACGAAATCAGCCGCGCCGACGGGTCGCGCATGGGCGGCGTGCAGGTGTTCCGCCAGGCGGAAGGCATGACCGGAACCGTCAAACGCCCCAAATATCGGATGATTGACCTGAAGCTAAAAAAAATGCTCGGGTTCTCCTACGTCACCGAGGAGCTTTTGCAGGACGCGTCCGCGCTCGGCCAGTTCTTGCAAATGTCATTCGCCGAGGAGTTCGGGTTCAAAATGGACCAGGAAATATTCGCGGGGAACGGCGCGGAGCAGATGCTGGGAGTCACCAGCAAAAACAACAAGTCTCTCATAGTCGTCGGAAAAGAAGGTTCGCAAACGGCCGGAACAATCGTGTCGGCGAACATCCTGAAAATGTGGGCGCGGATGTTCGGGCGGTCGTGGCTCAACGCCAATTGGTACATCAACCAAGACACGATTCCGCAACTCTCCCAAATGTCCATCACGGTCGGAACGGGCGGCATACCCGTTTGGATGCCCGCCGGCGGATTCGGCGGACTTTCAACCCAGCCGTATTCGACCCTGTTTGGCAGGCCGGTAAGACCGCTCGAACAGGCCTCGACCGTCGGGACGCAGGGTGACGTCAGCCTGCTTGATTTGGAGCAGTACGTCATGATCGAAAAAGGCGGAATCCAAGGGGCGATGTCCGCCCACCTCAAGTTCGACACGGACGAGCTGGCCTTCCGCTGGACGCTTCGCAACGACGGCGCGCCGCTTTGGAGCTCGGCTTTGACCCCGAATCAGGGTAGCAACACGCTCTCCCCGTTCGTTGTTTTGGCGACAAGGGGATAAGGGAACTTTGCGGGGGCGGGGCAAATCCCGCCGCCAATAAACAATCAAACGAAAGGAATTTTAAAATGGCAATCGGAGCTTTTCAGAATTTGGCGGAGACGACCCGCGTGGTCAACATGCTACAGCCGAAAAATATCAACGGCGCGGCGCAAACCTCGTCGGCGGTCGGCTTGTCGAACTTTAACCACGCATCCATCGTCATACCGATAGGCGTTCACTCGTCAGCGACCACGATAACGGTCGAGGAATGCACGGACGCGACCGGCGCCGGGCCGGTGGCGATACCGTTTGACTATTACGTATCGAGCGCCACGGGTTCCGACGTGCTCGGCGCGCGGCAGAGCGCCACAAGCTCAGGGGTGGCGACGGACGGCGCCACGGCGAACATCAACTACGTTTTGGAAATACCGGCTGTGAACCTGGCGGAGGATCATCCGTATCTTCGCGTGAAGCTGTCCAGCCCCGGGGCGAACGACGTTTACGCCGCCGTCATCGGCGTGTTGACGACCGCGAGATACTCCGGCCAGCCCGCCAACATGCCCTCCGCGTTGGTGTAGGGGAAAAGACGGTGACGAAATGATTCTGGACATTAACACGGACGTTTTGCCGTTCCTGCAACTCTCGGCGGACGACGCATACGGCAACGTGGCGCGCATCCAGTCGGAGTGCGAGCAATTCATCAAATCCTACTGCGGCAGGAATTTCGAGCAGACCCTCGTGAAGGAGGTCGTTCGTCGCCAGCCGGGGGAGTCGGTTTTCCTAAAAGAGTATCCGGTTGTGTCGGTGCAGAAACTGGCGATAGGCTCCGCCACGGCGTTGCTCGTTTCAAATTCAAACGCGACCACCACGGCGCAGGTCTCCGTCGGGTCGTCCGGCGTGTCCGTCTCCTACAATTACGGGGTGGGCGCCCAGTTTTTGTTCGCAAGCTATGCGACCGTTGCCGCGATTACGGCGGCGATAAATACAGCGGGGGCGGGTTGGAGCGCCTCGGTTGTCGCCGGGTTCGAGCAGGCGCTTTCGTCGGAGCTTCTTCCCCAAATGGCGTTGGAGTGCATAAACGGAAACTCGGCGGGGCTTGCCGTGCCGAACCGGGCGTTGTCCGACTACCGGATAAACGAGCTCACCGGCGAAGTCGAGTTTCCCATCGCCGATTGCGGGTCGCCGCAAAACGATTACATCCACGCCTATTACACGGCCGGATATTCGCCCATCCCAGCCGATTTGAAGCTGGGCCTGCTCGCCCTCATAAAATCGATTTATGACCGCGTGAACGAGGGGACGCTCGGCGTTTCGATGTATCGGATCGAGGGGCTTCAAAAACTTATGAACGACGACGTTCCAAACCAGACCCGCGACGTGCTAGAACTTTACAAAAAAAGGAGGTTTTAAAATGGCAGAATTAAACTGGGACGTGGACGCGTTCGTCGAAAGCGTCAGGAGCGACGCCTATCAAAGCCTGTTAAGCGCGGCCGGGGCTTTGCAAGCATCCGCAAAACAGTTGTGTCCTGTCAGGAGCGGACGGCTGAGGGATTCGATAACCGTCACGGGCAACGGAACGGACTCCGTGACGGTCGGGAGCGACCTGCCATACGCGGCGGCCGTGGAGTTCGGGCATGTGGAGAAACTCAAGGACGGCGGCGAAAAACAGATTCCCGCGCAACCGTTTCTAATCCCGGCTTTCGAGGAGGTTAAGGCCGCCCTCCGCGACCGCGGGCTGGAGGCGTTTAAATGAGCGCCCCCACTCCGGCCCAAATGTGCGGGCCGAAAGTGACCGTGGAATTGCAACATCTCGTCGCGTCCTCGGACGGCGCCGGCTCTTACACGGAGACGTACACGACATACGCCTTGGTGCCGTCGCTGTTCACCGCGTTGTCCGGCGAGCGGAAATATCTCGACGAAAAGACGACCGAGATCGCGACCCACGCCGCCTACATCGCATATCGCGGCGACATCGTCCCTTCGGACAGGCTGGCGTACGGCGGACGGCACTACATGATAGGAATTGCGACGGACCCGTTTCACCAGATGAAGGTTCTGAGGCTCAACCTGAGGTTGGCGCCGGTATGATTGAAATCTTTAACGGCCTAAATTCGCTTTTCACCCAAACGCCCGCGTCCCCGTTCAACGCCGCCGTCGGCGGGCGGATGTGGCTCATGCGCGCCCCGCAAAACACGCCGTACCCCTATTGCGTCTTTTCGCTTGCGAGCAACATTCCAGGCCACACGTTTAAGACAGAATTCGCGGAGGCGGTCGTCCAGTTTTCCATATTCGACAAGGCGGCGGACAACTCCGCGCGCGGTGCGGCCGTGCTCATGGACGCGCAGTCGAAACTGTGGGAACTCTACGATTTCGCGCAACCGGCGATAGCCGGATATTCCACGACCGTCATGCGGCGCGAACGAAACATGATTTTGACCGATCCCGAAACGAGCGTCATGCACTCGATGACGCAGTATTACCTGCGTTTTTCAAAATAGACGAATAATTTATAGGAGAATTTAAAATGGCAGAGATACATGGCAAGGCGGGCAACATAACAATCGGGGGGCAGGGGTGCGCCGTGACGTTCACCGCCTCCTCCGGCGGACTTCCCGCGTTCGGAAGCGTGACCGTCGCAAACCCCGGCGCGGGATACGCTGTCGGCAACGTCCTCGCGGTGACGGGCGGAACGGGAACGCTGACCGTCGGCGCGGTCAACGGCGCGGGCGGGATAACCGCGTTCTCCGCAGGCACGGCGGGCGCCGGATACACCGGCGCATATACCGGACAGGCGACGACGCTCTCGACAGGCGCGACGGTCTCCGGCATGAGCTCGTGGACGATAAAGACGGCCCAGGGCGCCGCCGAGGTGACGAATTTCTCTGACGCCGGCGTGAAGCGATACATTCCCGGGGAGTACGGATGGAGCGGCTCCTTCTCCGGCAACAAGACGGGGGCGCCGATAAACATACTCGCGGGACTGTTCACAGCGATTTTCCAAGAGAGCGCGACCTCGACCCAGCAGTGGTCGGGGCAGATACTCGTCACGGATATTTCAACGAAGGTGGACGCGAAGGGCGTGGTGCAGTACGGCTACTCGTTCACCGGTAGCGGCGCGCTCGCCCAACCGACCACGTAAGGTGGTTGAAATGCGCGGCGAATGCGGAATATTTGTAAAAGACGGAAAACCGATCGGCGGTTTTTTCGCATGGAAAATCGAAATGAACCCGGTGCGGACAGGGATGGACGGAAACTCGCCGGTTTACAAGGTCGGCCATTGTCGGCTGACCCTAAAAAACTGGTGGATTGATTTGCCGACCACAACCGTTAAAGCGGTTCTTTGCAGGGCGGTTCCCTGTTCGCCAAGATACGAACAGGACGAGAAGCGAAAGCCAAACCGGGGGCTGAAAAGGCATTTAATCCCCGTGCAGGAAGTGGAAATGACGCCGGGCGAATACGCTCCCGGCATAAGAAACGCCGAACTAATTATTGAAAAGGCTTGTCCCCGCGTAGGCGGGGAACCAGTCTAAAAAGAAACTGG